TGCTCGGCTTCGCGCTGAAGGTCGTCCTGATAAGTTTGGGATTGACAATTAATCTCCCATATGGTACTATATGAATATGATGAATGGAGAGATCAATGGCTCGTACTAAAAAGCGGATCGTGAAGGTCTATGATCTTGGACCCGAACCGACCGATGTATCCACACAATCAAAGCTGCTTCGTGCCTATCAGTGGTATAACTACGAATATACCACTAAGGATGGCATGAAGTTCGTCCATACGTATGGCAAGACCGCCTTTGATAAGAAGGAAATGGTTGCCATTAGCAAGCTTTCTGAGAATGACATTCCCACTACTTTTATGTGGCAATGTCGGATGCTGACAAATGGTGTCAGTCTCTCAGCTGATAGTCTCTCCTTCTTCAAGGAGACGAAGGCTCAGCTGTTGGCAGCTGCTGCAGCTAAGGCTAAGCCGAAAGTAGCAACGTCTTCCTCAAAAGTGAAGATGACCGTACAGGACCGCATTCGTGAGAAAATCAGCGCAGTAATTGCTGAGATCGACAAGCAGCTTGATGAACTTGACTGGCATGAACATTATAAGTACAAGTTCGAATTCAACATGGGTATCTACGAGTATCTGAAAACTCAGGGGATTAAAGCGGCTCAGGCATCGAAGCTGCTAGCGTACTATGAGCCTATTCGTGACGAGTTGGCAGAAGCTTACAAGGGCAAGGATGAGCAGCTTGTGGAGGCATATAGCTTCCTGACTCGCCTTCAGCTGAAGAAGCGAGTGGCTGTGTATGATGCTATGCTCAGTGATATCAAGCGGCATATGACGAACGCCAAGGCAGTTCGGAAGCCACGGAAGGCAAAGGTCAAGACGGCTAACGATCTAACCAAGAAGGTTAGCTATATGAAGGAGTTTAACGAACTTAAGCTAGTGTCCATTGATCCTAGCAAGATTGTTGGTGCAACTCAGCTATGGATGTATAATACTAAATATAATCAACTAATCGTATTGAACGCTCTAGACGGTGGGTTCACCATCAAAGGTACCACGGTTCAAAACTTTGATGAGGCTACTTCGAAGATGAAGCGGCTTCGGAAGCCTGGTGAGCAACTAGCTAGTTTCATGAAGGCTGGCAAGGTTCAACTACGAAAGTTTCTTGACACAATCCGAGCAAAGGAGTATAGTGTGACAGGTCGAATTAATTCTCATATGATCCTATTAAAGACATCATGATGACAGACTCTAATGTAATAAAATTTCCTAAGGAGAATAATAGAGTCAATTTGCCTCAATCTGAACCAGAATTGTACGAAGCTATTATGACAAATCGTACAATTCTGGTTGATGAAATTGTTAATAGATTTTTCTCACAATTTGCTAGTGTTCTAAATATGAATGGGTTTGATATGGAGGACAAGGAATTCTTTTTCCGCTATATCACAGCTAGTGAAATGATGCGAGGAATTCTATATGATTCCGTTGGTCTGTCACATCCATTAACAGATGTGGTAATATCTAATGTTGATAAAGCTAAAGAATTATCCAATCTTTCAGACGAGATGTTTGAAGACGACGATTCCTAATAAGGAGATATAAAGTGATTCTGATTGATTATTCTGGTATGATTATTTCAACCATTACAGTTCTTTATGATAAAAATTTCTCACTAGATTTGGTGAGACATTCTGCATTAAGTTCTATTCGTCTCATTAAAAATAAATTTGGTCGTGAATATGGCGATCTAGTATTTGCATGTGACGATACCAACAATTGGCGTAAAAAGCTATATCCATATTATAAAGCTAATCGTAAAAAAGATCGTGATTCATCCATGATGGATTGGAATCAGATTTTCGAATATATCAATACGGTAAAACTAGAACTTAAAGAAACATTTCCATATTACGTTCTTCAAGTGCCAACTGCAGAAGCAGATGATATTATTTCTGCATTATGTCAACGTAAACCATCAAATGAGAAGGTACTAATCTATTCTGCTGATGGTGATTTCGTACAACTGCAACGATATCCCAATGTACACCAATACTCTCCTCGCACGAAAAAGATGTTGAAAACATCAGATCCATTAATCACCTTATATGATCATATTCTATCAGGAGATAAGGGAGACGGTGTTCCTAATATTCTATCTGAAGATAGTGTTTTTGTTGATAACAAACGACAGAAAACATTACGAACTGCTCGTAAAAATGCTATGATTAATGATCTAGTCAAAGGTATTTTGCCATTTGATGGTGAACTTCGTCGTAATTTTGAACGAAATCGAAGTGTAATTGATCTATCCATGGTTCCAGAATCAATCGTGAATGAAGCATGGGATCAATTTTCATCATATAAAAAACTTGATCGTTCACGGTTGATGAACTATTTCATTATGAATAATCTAATGAATCATATGTCCAATCTACAGGAGTTTTAAATGAAAGTAGGAATTGCAGAACTTTTATCTGCAGCTGTATCTAAAAAAGCCAAAAAAGATCGAATTGCAGCATTACAAAAAGCAAAAGCGGAGAATCCACATGTTTTCTCAATGCTAAAATATATGTTTAAACCAAACATCTTATTTCAGCTACCAGAAGGTGAACCTCCATATAAGCCACAACCTAAAGAATCAGATTTGCAGCATATGCTCTATTCTGAGTTTCGTCGTATCAAAATTTTTATGAGAGGCGAATACCCTCAGATGACAAAGGCTAAAAGAGAAATACTTTTTATTGAATTTTTAGAAATGGTTGATGCAGATGATGCTAAACTTTTAATTGCAATGAAAGATAAAACATCACCTTATAAGAACCTAACCAAAGCCCTTGTCATGGAAGCCTTCCCAGAAGAAACTGTAGGATGGTAATTTTTTCTATTGACAATTAATCTCTCAGATGCTATATCATAAACATGATGATGAATGAGACGGAGTGATATGATGAAGTTTGTATAAAATGTGTACACATCAATTGTAGCTTGGTTTCTAGGTGATGCTATCCGAGTGACAATGCTACTAGCAATTCTATAAAATCAAACAAGGAAGAAGGAAGAAGACAATGAGTAAGACCTTTCGCGCCCGTCGTGATAGTTGGGACGATGAGGATGACATTGACTTTCGGTCAAGTAAGAATGATCGGAAGGCTAAGAAGGCTGAACGTCGTGAGCGAAAGATTCGACACGAAATGAAGGCCGACGATCAAGTACGCCACAACTCATTTTTGAATGCATCATTTGATGATGATTGATCCCAAATTAGAAACTGCCTATATTATAGGTAATGGCGCATCACGGCAGATGGTAAATCTAAACCATCTGCCGAATGGTCGTATATACGGTTGTAATGCACTATATCGTGAGTTTATACCCGATTGGCTGATCGCAATTGATAGAGGAATGATAGAGGAAATCAATCGTTCTGATTTTCCGAAAGATAGGCTTTATATTCCTCCTATCAATGAACAATTTGAACCTATTCAGCTATACCATGATCTAAATCTAGTGCCCGCCGATTTCACAGGTCCAACACCTAGATCAAATGCGGGTATGAATGCCATGCAGTTAGCATTGGCTCATGGTGCTAAACAACTTGTCATGATTGGATTTGATTTCATCGTAGCCAGTGAGAATATAGGAACATCAAATGTTTATGCTGGCACTAAAAATTATGATGATGACACCAAAGCAACATATCATGACAATGTTGCACGAATGAGATATCTAAATTGGTTCATTGATCAATGCCTGGGAATTCGTTTTGTTTTTGTATTTCCTGTTATAGATGGTTCGGCTACTATATGGGAATTCACTTGCAAAAACACCGTTTATGGGTTATCATATGAGGAGTTCAATAAATGGCTTAACGAATTAGAGCTGACATCAGACGTAATAAAGAATTAATTGATACTAGTGGCAATATTATATTTTTTAAAGATAGGTTGATGATATGATTATTTTACAATGGTTTGTTTTCATTTATGTAGTTTTAACTCTTTTGAGTGTAATTGGATTTACAGGTTGTTTCTTAAAGATCCTTAATAATTCTGAAGATATAGTCAAATTAGAACAAATCACTGGATTAAAAGTTAGTTTTCCAATGGTTTTATTTTCATTGTTTATTAGTATTTTCATTTGGCCATATATTCTATATTCTATTTTCAAAGGTAAAATTTCATAAATATCATAGTAATTAATTGGAGTTTATATGCCATTATATACTTTTCATAATAAAGAAACTGATGAGGTATGGACGGATATAATGTCTATATCTGACAAAGAAGAATTTTTAGAAACCAATCAACATATTGAACAATATTTAACATCCATGAACATTGTTCGTGGTGTTGGAGGAATTCGTAATGATGGAGGTTGGAAGGAGACAATGCATAAGATTGCGGAGGCTCATCCAACTTCAGAATTAGCCGCTTCTATGGGTTCAAATATGAGTTCTAAGGAAGTTAAAACTCGTCAAGCAGTAGAAAAATGGAGAAAGAAAAGAGCGGCTAAAGGTGATAGTGTCTAAACTAACATAAAGGAAAATCTAATGACGCTAATTCACAATTTAGAAGATTACGAAAATGTATTTCCTATCAAGAAAAATAAGAGACAACGACGAACAGAAAAAAGAGAGAATAAAAATCACTTGCATATTAAAGAAATTAATCCTAAAACCCTAAACCAACAAACAGCATTCTCTTTTTATGATGATGGATTCAATCTTCTACTACATGGATTAGCAGGAACAGGTAAAACCTTTATATCACTTTATCTTGCATTAGACGAAATTTTATTACAACCAGAAAGTAACAAAACAGTCACAATTGTACGATCAGTCGTGCCCTCTCGTGATATGGGTTTCTTACCTGGCAATGAGAAAGAAAAAGCAAAGGTATATGAAGCACCTTATATAGGAATTTGTAATGAACTTTTTGGTAGAGGTGATGCATATGAAATTCTAAAATCTAAACGATTAGTTAATTTCATAACAACCTCATTCATTAGAGGAACTAATCTAGACAATACGATCATTTTGGTAGACGAATGCCAGAATATGACAGATCAAGAATTACACACAGTTATGACCCGTGTGGGTGAAAACTCTCGAATAATCTTTTCAGGAGACTTTAGACAAAACGATCTTGTATACAAAAAGAACGATCAATCTGGTATCAAAGACTTTATGTCAATTCTACATTCCATGAAACGATTTAGAACAGTAGAATTCAATGAAGACGATATTGTGCGATCAGAATTGATTCGCGAATATATCATCAATAGAGCGAGAATGGGATTTGATTAAATATAAACCTATATCATTACCTGATATAACAGCTACTACAGACACCCACGGGAGAATTTACCACACTCCCGTGGGTAATTTGCCTTCCATTACAACTGTTCTTTCATCACTCAGTAAAGATGGAATAGAACAGTGGAAAAAAGAAGTGGGTGAAGAAAAAGCCAATAGAATAGCTACCGCCGCAAAAAACTTCGGTACCTCAATCCATTTATTGTGCGAAGAATATATCAAAGGAAATCCAGTCCACCCACCAACTCCTCTCCACCTCCAATCATTCAATAATATAAGAATGGTTCTCAATAAAAATTTAACAACTGTATATGGATTGGAATTGCCTTTATATTCTAAGTATTTAGGAGTGGCTGGTCGTTGTGATTGTATAGGAATTTGGAATGGTAAATTATGTGTGATTGATTTCAAGACTGCAAATAAATATAAAAGGAAAGAATGGATTCATTCATATTTTCTACAAGCTACTGCTTATTGTTTAATGATAGAAGAGTTGACTGAACAAATAATAGACCGTTTTGTTATCATCATTACAGTAGAAGGGGAAACGGCACAAGTATTTGAAGGTCGACGAAATGATTATATTAAAGACCTAATCAAAACTATAAAGGATTATTACGATGAAAAAAATCTTATTCATAGCCATCCTAAGCTGTTTTCTTTTATTTAATTCTAATTCACCCGCTTTCGCAACATATTGTTTAATATATGAATCAATGCATCAATTATTGATCGAAAAAAATTATGAAATCACTAAAGTATTTTTAGATGATAATGAAACAAAATATGAACTATACATGAAGATGAAAACTGGAGAATGGATGTTTACTTTCATTCGTTTTATCAATTCACCTAGTGCAGGTGTCAATGTTAAATTTTCTTGCATGATAGCTAAAGGTCCATTTTCATCACCGGTACCAACAAAAAGTTTCTAACCGATGCATTTTTTGGTTGACAGCCAAAAAAATTTTTGCTAGACTACGTATGTAGTCGTTATTAAGACATATTGTGATTGATGCTTATTGATGATTTTTGTTGATAAAAAGCTATTGTCATTAATTATGACATTGGTTATCATATATGTATATGTAATGAAGGAGTGATTGATATGAGTATCCTAACTAGTACAATGATAAAAACTGGTAGAGCAATGCTAGAATTAGCTAATTCAGGTAAAGTTACTGATGATGCTACATTTAATACATTATGTCGTATCGGAGAAGATATGGTACATTTCCGTACTCCTTTTAATAAGAGAAAGATTAATGATTTTTCAATTGAAGATCGTGAATTCATTTCTAAGTTTATTAAAGGAGAAATTAAATGACAACTTTTGATTTTGGTGACGGTAATGGACATGTTCCTGCCCACAAGCATCCCATTGGAGGTGGTTGGGTTGCCGATACTGCTATCGTAACCGACACCGCTTATGTAGGCCCAGATGCTCGTGTGTATGGTAAAGCCCGAGTGTTTGGTGATGCCCAAGTGTATGATAAAGCCCAAGTGTATGATAAAGCCCAATTGTATGGTGATGTCCAAGTGTATGGTAAAGCCCGAGTGTATTATAAAGCCCGAGTGTTTGGTGATGCCCAAGTGTATGATAAAGCCCGAGTGTTTGGTGATGCCCAAGTGTTTGGTTATGCCCAAGTGTATGATAAAGCCCGAGTGTATGGTGATGCCCAAGTGTATGATAAAGCCCGAGTGTTTGGTGATGCTCAAGTGTTTGGTTATGCCATTGTCAAAATTACTCCTCCTAAAGTATCTCGTAGTGACGGCTATGATTTCATCATTGTTCCTTGCTCTGATGGTCAACTAAGAATTCTTGCCGGCTGCCGATATTTCACAATTGATGAGGCTTATGATCATTGGAATAGTGATCATCCTTATTATGACGAAACAATGGACATTCTAAATTTCCTTGTCACTAGGGCTAAAAAAATCTATTGACAAAAAATATCCTATGTGTTAGGATATAAGTATGATGAATGAGGGGAAATGAAAACCTTGTATAATAATACTGATGGTGGTTCTGCTTTAGACTGGGAATTATATGATAGATTGTCGGCAGAAACTAGATATAAGTTTAGAAATATTTCTTCTATCGATGAAGTTTTATGGCTTCTGAAAGTTAATTTTCCAGATGAAGGATTGAAAGAATTAAATGAAAAAGAAGATATCTGAACAGAAACGATTGGAGCATGACAAGTGGCTTCGAAAACAAGGAGTTCATCCCGAACAGTTAGCTTCTAACCGTAAAAAGAGAAAAGTCCAAATTAATTCAATTCCTAGTTATAAGATCGACAATGCCTTGCCATTATCAAACTCAATAGAAGCTATTAGTTATTCTAATGAGAAAGATTGGCAAGGCACTTCAAATAAGTATGTGGTAGGGCAGTTGTATAATAAGGGTGGTTTACAAGTTATGAGTGTATCTGACACGAATGATCCTGCTACGGGAAAAAGGCGAATTTAGTGGTTGACAATTAATCTCCACGATGCTATATTATAAACATGATGATGAAACAAGGAGTGAGTGATATGACAACCTTTGATTTCGGTGACGGCAATGGTCCGGTTCCCGCCCATCACCATCCTAATGGTGGTGGCTGGGTTGCCGATACGGCTAAGGTAGATAATACCGCATATGTGGGACCAAATGCTCGTGTGTATGGTAATGTCCTAGTGTATGGTTATGCCCAAGTGTATAATAATGCATTAGTGTTTGGTGATGCCCAAGTGTTTGGTAATGCCCGAGTGTATGGTGATGCCGAAGTGTTTGATAATGCCAAAGTATTCGGTGATGCCAAAGTGTATGATAATGCCCAAGTGGGTGGTTATGCTTGTGTGTTTGGTAATACGCGTATTTCTGGTGATGAGATGAATAAAACGGAGTGAGTTATGACGGACCGAGTTTTTAGTGATGACCGTGTGTTTGGGGTGAATGAACGTTACAATCATTCTGTTGAATTCTACAATTATGATAATGATGTATCAATTGAAGTAGATTGTGGTCCCAATGAGTGGGCTCGATTTAATCTGACTAATGAAGAGTTTCAGGCTTTGTTCGATTGGGCCAAGAGTAAGGGCATTGTAAAGTAAAAAAAATTAAAAAATGTGAGAAAACTCTTGACAATATGACTAAATAGGAGTATATTAATAAGGAGAATAAGAGTTGTTAGTACAGATTTCACATAGTTATAAGGATAATTTAGGATGGTCAAATCCTAATAGTGAATCTGTATGTGATTTTAATGGTGGCTTAATGTAAGGAACAACACATTGTTTCTGAATTGAACCACCGAGAAATACGGTGGTTTTTTTTATACCGATTTGATGTAACGGCTAGCATGACGGTCTCCAAAACCGTTCGTTCGGGTTCAAATCCTGAAATCGGTGCCATATAATGCGGGTGTAGCATAATGGTAGTGTGTCTGGTTGCCAGCCAGAATGTGAGAGTTCGATTCTCTCCGTCCGCGCCAAAAAAATGAAAAAAGTGGTTGACAATTAATCTCTCAGATGCTATATTATGAATATGATGATGAAGGGATAAAGAAATGTCTAGATCACGAGATTCGCCGCCTAGGCGGTTTAGATGATGATGATAGGTGATAAAATGACTGCCACGAGATCGGCCGTAAAGGCCATATTAAGAGATTTTAGTGTGATTAGATATATAGAAATTTGAAGCTTCGGCTTCCTGCTGTTGGACATTGTTGGATCAAAGAAGCGCCTGATAAGCCGCGGCGCTATACAAGTCAGACAGCCTAGCTGTTTGGGTTCGCGAGGGCTAGCGGTTTTAAAGTTTATGCACCCGAGGGCGACTGGGTAGTCACCTCACTGTCTATGAGGATTAGGCGGGTTCGATTCCCGTCGGGCGCGCCAATTTCAATGTGTGATGATGAGTTGTGCCACTAAAAAAGTGGTTGACAAAAAAGAAAATTGATGCTACTATATAAACATGATGATGAATGAGATGGAGTGAGTGTCATGATGAAGTTTGAAAAGATTTCAGAGACTCTTTGGACCGCTACGAATGCTGAAAAAGAGGTTGACATTGTTCTGAATGATGCTAAGTTTGAATTGTGGGTTTCAAGTTTTATGTTGGCCAAGTTTGATAGCTTCGATGATGCTC